TCCGTGCAGCTGATAACTCAACGACCGGCGCAATGTACCAGATCGGTTAGCATGCGTCTCGCCAGGAGCAGATGCCATATGCCTGCGCCGGCGCCCAGCACGATCACGGCGGACATAAACGCGTCCTGTCTTGGGATCCCTCAGGATCATCCTGCTCGCTTCTGCTGCCAATGCCTGGCCGGCCCTGAACATACCGCGACGAAGTCCCTGACGAGTCAGTTTCTCCAACCCCTCGATACGGCCGAATACGCGGTCATTTTCTCTGTCAGCAACAAATCGAACAGTCACGCTTTAGAAGCCTCCTTATCACCGCGGTCATTACATTCCAGCAGCTGAAAATCAGAACGCTCATCTAGGTTCTCAACGCGTAGAATATCAAGCCGGCGCCCATCATCAAGTTTAACCCATGACTCAGCAGTCACGGTCGCGTCGAAGTTTATGTAAATCCAATGCGTGATGTCGATTTCTGTTGATACGCCATCAAAGAACGTCTTGCCGCGCACTGTTTCGATAAGAGCCCATGCATCGGCAACACCAGTGGTGAATGTCTCGTCAAAATCCACCGTGTCGAAATCTGGTGGCTCGATCGCTCGGTTCTCGATGGTTATTAAGCTATCGAGATCACCAATGCAGACGTTGCGGCGTTTTCTTGTGATTTGCTTACATACTGGCATTAAACCACCACATGGCCTTGGGCTATCATGAATACTTTAGTCAGCGCTGCAGCTGTTATGTCATCTTGAACCAATACTTCCAATTGGTCACCCGAATCACCGGTCAAACGGATAGCTACACCTCTTCGACCAGGGCTAGCGAACGTTGATCTCACTGTGAAACCAGACCCACCACCGCCTGTTTTTGTCTGGAACCTATGGTCAAAACTGCGGTTTATAAAGTCGCCGTTTGTCTTCCAGTTGAAGTAATTTTCTCGGTCGCCATCTTTTTTCCTTAAAACACACCCGTTGATTAGCGGTGCAATGCTTCCGAATCCAGTGAAGTCCATGTTGTTGGCTGTGGACTCTATAACAAAAATCACTCTGGTTATATCCCAGCTCTGCCCAGGAAGAGGCTTTATGATGTAAGTACCCGGGCTTCCCGCAGTGCCTGCAAATCTCATATCAAACGTGTGATGGATCGATGTTGCCGCGTCGGTGTACACCTTATCCATTGGACTATCGATAGTTATAACGTTGGTTGCGACATTCAGCACATCAAACTGTGAAAAGTTTGCGCCTTCGAGAAAACAAATACTGTTACCAGTAACGATTGAATGGCCAGCAAGAGCTGTAAATGTATTGGTATCGAGTACGGTATTGGCAGCAAGCGTAAAGGTATTTAGGTTTCGGTGGAATGCCAAATCAACAACTGGAGATGTTTGATCTTGAGTGAATGTCTTAAGAGCAGTATTTCCTTCAGCCGATGTCTCAAACGAGACAGACATACGCGGGTCGTAATGAATCCCCAAGGTCATGGCGTTGCTGCCTCAGTCACAACCACGAAAGAGAGATCATCATTCGATCGAGCAAACACCTTCTGGTTACCTCCGACGCCATATGTGATGCTGTCGTAGGGGTTTAATACATGGCCTCGCATCACGGTGTCAGCGGGCTTTACGGCCGCTTCACGAATCCTGATGTTATTCCCTGACTCGTTTGTGACAAGACCAGCAACACCCTGCTGAATCTCAGTCCATTCAGTGTTGTTGATGGGTATATCAATTGTGTCAGGCATGGTTACTCGCCGACTTCTACATCAGCAACTGCCTGAACAGGAAATAGACAGGTTATTACGGTCATACGATCAGAGCTCCAGATACGGAATAGGTAATACTGTCAGTATCGGCATGGTTAGCGGATACCCGGTACGTGGCGGGCAGGACATCAGTTGCGGTAATGTTAGCTACAGCCGTCAGCCCTGGGTATACCGTCAGCACAGTCGTTCCTACGGCAGCAATAGCTGCACTGACCAGCAACGCATAATACTTGCCGCTGACAGGATCTTTCCCTTCGATCGTGAAGACCACAGATGCGGCTGCGGGATCTACAGTCACATCAATGACTACCTTGATACCTCGGGCATTATCATTCGTGAAATCCGCGCTATCCTCGTCGGCAGTCCGTGCCTCACTGGCAAGAATTGTCTCCTCGGTATTGCCCGCCACGCCCCTGAAATTAACTCCAGGGGTAACCGTGACGCTGGAATCGCTGTTAACGGCACGGGCGAACACCTGTTGCCCCGCAGGCAGGTTGTAAGGCTGCGCATTACGCGGATACAGAGTATGCCCCGTGGTGATAGACGCCGCAGGCGCAGCGGCCGCCTCGAGGTACAGGATATTATTACTGCCGGAATTCGTGAATACTCCGGTGGACCCACTCGAAATCTGGGTCCAACCGGTCGTCACAATCGGTGTAAAGATTGTGTCAGCCATAATGTTTCACCTGTTATCAGCTAGGCAGAATCTCGAAGGTCACAACGCCGTTCGATGCGACGGTACTGTCTCCGTCCTTGACGATCTCGATGGCTTCTGATGCAGTAATGACGTTCAGAGCGCTAGGCGTCGAACTATCAACGGTGCCAGGTAGCGATCCTGAAAACGCAATCTCGATCGCTGAATCGGTAACCGCAGTTCCACCGATCTCGAAGGTCAATCCAGCATCCGCCGTGGTGATGGTCGTATCAATTACGACGCTGATCTTGACGATGGTTCCGGCAATGCCTGGAACTGCCCAGACGCTGCCCGAGCTTGATATGTCGCCAATGGCCACGGTTACCAGCTTGGTTTTGAGATCAGCCGCACCCGCGGTCTCCATCGAGCCGCCAACGACTAGCTTGTTATCCCGATCACTGCCGGGCTGTTCGAAACGGTTTAATACACTTTCAGCGGTCATGGTTACACCCTCGAAATACGGAATTGATCTAAAATAATTGTCACGCCGGCGCCGTCAATGGCCGCCTTAACGTTTGGACAGTCGCCCCGGTTGCGATACCAGAACGCTACCGTGCGCTCAATCGCTTGGATAATTGAATCCTGGCACTGAAATCCTTCGGTCACGAAACGGATTTCGACAACCTGCTCTCGATCGTCGGTATCTGTCGGCCACTCCTGATCCTCGTTTAGCAGGATTTCAGAGGACTGAACCAGCTTTTTGAGGTAGTAGACAGACGACGCAACCGTTACCAGGCTACCGCTTACCAGATGCTTGACCGTAGTCACAGACGCAACAGGGTCGCGGCGCAGTTCTATCCGATTGGTAAACCGATCCAGCAACAGATCCCACGTAATTGCGCGGAAGTCTCGCCCGGTGTACTTTTCACCCCATTCTGTAGCCGCATCGATCATCGCCTGGATAATCGCATCATCAGCCGCAGCGGTGATCTTCAGGTAAGCCTTCATCGAAGCCAGTGATACCGGCGACGCTTCCACTGATACCTTCTGATATACCGCTACATTGCGAAGGAGGTGAGTCACGGTTATGTCTCAGCCTTGGCCTTAGGCCCCGATTCAGACTTTGCCTTGGGACCAGGCTTCTTTTCATCAGCCTCGGCTTTAGGCTTCGGGCCAGGCTTCTGCTTGGGCCGGACAAATTCGGCACGTCCGGCATCGGTCGCGATCTTGGCCAGCCGGGCAGAAACTTCCTTTTCTTCACCGGCGGCCACCTCAAAGATCGGCTTGTGTGGTTCATCCATCCATTTGCCGGGCTCAAGGAACTTGATCTTAATGGTCGACATCGCTTATCCCTCAATCAAGAGGCCCGAAGGCCCCCTATCGGTTACTCGGCTACCGGGGCAGACTTGGGATGGCCCAAAACTGCATGCGCGGTAAAGTTGGTGCCACCGGATGAAGTGCCTGCAGACACGATCGCCAGCCGCTGGAAGCGCTTCTTACCGATTGAGCCAACCCGTAGGGGCGTATCGTCATCGGCATCGGTAAATCCGGTCAGAACACCTAAGGTATCAGCGGCTGGCACTACGGTGGAGCTGGTGAAGCCGACAACGTCGTCCTCTTCCAGTAACAGCGCGTACGTACCGTCGGTGATGGTGCCTGACTGGATCATGTACTCCAGAGACTCAAAGCCCAGAGTATCAATGACGTTGCCGTCAGTGGTGGCGTTGGTGGTGATATCCTGGACATCCAGGGCAATCAATCCTTTTACGGTACTATGG